CGGCGGCAATCTTGGCACCTAGATTTGTGCCAGAACCAATCATTCCTCTTTCGTTATAGAGGTAATACTCGATTTGTCTTTTGATTAGTTCAACGCCAGTATTTGGATCACGCATCTTTTGGATTTCACGGATCTTACGAATACGGCGTGGATCGATATATCTTATCTCTTGAATACCAGCGGCTGGCAATGCTTCGTCAATAACTACATGGTAAAAAAGTCTTCCGTCGATATACCAACGACGAAACACATCATGTCCCATATTACCAAAGTTCATCAACTTGAGGATATAGTTGAACTCGTCCTCAATACGCTTCTTTAGTTGTGGGGTAAGTTTGACATCATCTAGATTGATTTCTACGGAGGTACCTGAATCTTCTACTACGATGGCTTCGTTTACGATTTCATCGATAGCAGATTCCATTTCAGGCTGAATGGATAATTCTCTATACTTTGTGATTAGTTGTGTTTCATTACGAAATGTACCATCAAGATCGACATATGTTCCATAGTAACCAGCGCCAGCAACCGTTACCGCACCGTCATTGTTTTCGGGCAGGGTAAATGTTTTCTGTCTTTGTTGATCATCTAAGCGAGGATCAATCTTATCAGCACCGATCTGAAAACCAAATAATTTCACAAATAAAATCCTTCTTTAAACTTGCCCGTGGAGCGAACCCCACGGGCATAGTGGTATTTATTTCACATTAAATAACGTCTGTAGTATCAGAAATCCAATACTGATATGAGAATGTTACTGGGAACTCCTCAATCTGGTCACCAGATGCCCAGTCAAGATCAATAGCACCAACGTCGATTGGGAAACAACCAACCATGGTGTAAGTCTTAATGATCTGACCTGTCTTAGCATACTGTCTAACAGTAGCATCGGCCGTATATAGGAACGATGTTGCTAAGGCTGGGTTACGAAGGTTGTTAACGTGAGAATTGATACCAGACATCCACAATTCTAGATTGTTACGGATGCGGAAGTTCTCATCGTTAATAACAGTGAATGACCAGTCAGGGAATGTTCTGGAACCAGCAACCTTAATTTCACGACCAAAATATGGCACTGAAACGGAACTGATGTTGTCACCTGGTAGAGATGTTGCTCTAGCCTTGAAAACAATCTCCTGATCGATAGCAGCAAAACCAACTGCTGGAGGCAAGTTCATAACAACATCGAACAAACTGGCTCTAGCGCCATCATTTACTAGACTTGCTCTGAATGTTTGAACATTAAACGGCATTTGTGTTTTCTCCTTTGTCTCTATTTATTAGAATTTGCCGACGATTTCGGAGAAAGCGACACCTGTTCTAACAGCAACGAAGTTCAACTGAATGAAGTTAACTGCTCTTGCTGGCTTAACATAAATGTCTCCGATAAACTGGTTGCTATCGATGATTTCTGGTGTATTGTTTGTTTCGTCACAAACTACCTTGAAATCAAAGATACCACGGCGACCCTTAACCTCACGTAGGAAAGGTTCAACTAGGGCAACGAACTGGGCTCTTGTGAACTCGTCGTTAAACTCAAATAGAGAATATTTTGCTGCCTTAGCAATTGTCTTTTCTAGAACGATGAATAGACGACGAACGTTGATACGGTCGAATGCGCTTGGCTTGGCAAGCATTGTCTTATCACCATATAGAACAGTTCCTTCACCCTTGAATGTTACAACAGGGTTAACGGCATTCTTGTATAGCATGTCTCTTTCAGCTTTTGCAGGATTCCAAGAAAGTTTGGTAACATTCTTGATAATACCACGATTTAGACCAGCAGGAGAGAACCATGGGTCACGATCAAAGTCGGTACGAGCGCATAGACCAGCGATATCGCCGTTTAGTGGAACCCATACGAATCTGTCATTATACTTGTCAAACTGCTTCTTCCAGCCTGAGTCCATGACAGCATAGCTGGTTGAACCGAAAGTCTCTCTGTGCTGAACAATATCAGTTGCTTCCTGACCAGCATTATCAACTGCATCATCATACTCTGGAGAAACGAATGCAACGCAATCACGACGGTCGCCAACAACGTTATTAATAACGTGCTGCTTAACTGCCTGTGGAGCATTGCCTGTCATAACTAGCGAAACGTCGATTTCGTCAATTCTATTGAATAAATCGAAAGCGGATGACCAGTCACCAGTGTTTACTACACCAACAGAACCGTTACCAAGTTGCATGGTGTAGGAAGAGTTACCTTGTGTAAAGGCAATACTCTGTGCATTATTACCCCAGTTACAGATTGGGTCTGGTGTTGTGCCGCCAATTGACTGTGCATGGTTTGTAATGTAGATAAATTCTGATCTATCTCTAATAACGTCAACATAATAGTTTGAAGAACCGTCTTCGTTCTTGGCATCGGATGCCTTAGAAACGTAAGAGAAACGCTCTAGAATTGTATTTGGCTGACCACCTGAGAATCTACCAAAACGGTCAACGACAATGATGTGCATTTCGTCGTCAGAACCACCCTTGTCCATTACAGACTTGGATGTGCCTGTTACACCATTGAAGAAGTCAGCATATTCCCAAGAGTTAAATCTAACGCTGTCCTGATCGGCCCACATAGAAACTCTAAGACCGTTAGCGATATCGCCAGGATAACGAGCGGCAATCATACCTACAGCATTTGCTGAACCAACTGGATGATTTAGTTCATAATCGTCTTTGTTCTCGATTAGAACAGGAACCATACCGTTTGTAGCATTGTTAGCTGTTGATGTATCAACGACACGAACTAGCTGTAGATTGTCGCCATAAGAAAGAAAGTTTGCAGCGGTGAACCACGATGTGATATGCTCGGATCTTGCAGAATTGGAGGTTGGTCTGCCGAACCAGCGAACAAGATCAAGCTCATTGTTCAAGGTCCAAATCATGTTGGCAGGACCCCATTCAAAGTAACCAGCAAACGCCCCTTCGGTAGTTGAAGCGGTGGGAACAATAGTCGTTAGATCAATTTCTGACCAGTTCACACCAGGGGAAAGTTGATATGCCATCTTTTACTCCTTTTTATAGGTTAGAATGGTTTTTATTCCATCTCAACCTATTTATTGTTTTGAGTGTTTTCAGATTATAGTTTGCTACCCCAGTCATAATTTAGATTATCAAAGGGATACATACTTTCTCTTCCACTTACCCATAGATCACCATTATCATCTTTCTCCGCATAATCATCTAAACCGTTATCAATGAATCCAAAAGGCACATTTTCGACATCTTGTAAATATGCTTGTTCTTTCTGGAGAACATATCGGATATCATTCGAAACTGTTTCTTTAAATAGTTTCTGTGCTGTCAGCCAGCCAAAATGAACGAGAGTCATTGCCAAATCATCATTGCTTCCTTCTTCCGCCATGAATGTCTTCTTGTTGGCAGAAAACGAGAATAACTCGGTAATCGTATCTTCGTCGTTTAGTATTAGCTTGTCGCTTTCAATCAGCGTCTTGAGATTAGCACAACCAATCATCTTTGACTGCGCCGTAATCTTTAGACCAAATGCCAGTTTATTTTTACCGGCAGCAAAGCCACCAGATGCCTGCATACCCTGTTTACCTTTGATCTGGAACTTTAGTAGATTTTCATAGTTTAGTTCATAATGTAGAATGTCGGCGACTTGGAGTCCAATCGAATTAATCTCGATAAGAACGAAAGCCTCGTTATATCTGGTAGCGGCAGAATAGATGACCGCTGGTAGAAGCATCGGACTAATTTGATTGTTTCTGTATTTAGCAACCTGTCTATAAGGTATTTGTGTTACATCAAAGATGGAGAATGTTGAATAATCCAGTCCCTGACCTTCTGCTACGTCGGCGCATAGAACATATGTATGCTTTGGAATAGGATCTTCGAATACATCCATACATTCGTTTTTATAGATTGGCTCTTTCCAATGTAGGGCAGCAAGTTTAGCACCATTGATTAGAGTGTTAGATGAACCCAAGAACTCACATCCAAACTCTTGGTCGAACTGTCTTTGAGAGGTGTTTCGGATAGTTTCTGCGGCCCACGCTTCGTCTCTGCCTGGTACCATGGACCAGTGAATCTCAATTGGCACATAGGTGCTGGTCTTATCAACTGCTTTTGTCCACATCTTATAGAATAAATTCATACCATTTGGTGTAGAAACAATGACAACCTTAGAAGTCTTACCAGAAGAAATGGTAGGATAAGTCGAGTTGAAAAACTCTTCGGCGATGTTATTAGGTACGAACGCAAACTCGTCCAGAAAGATTAGGTTGAACGAGAAACCACGGACAGAGGAGCCCGATGTGGAGTCTGCCAGAACTCTTGATCCGTTGGCGAGGTAGATAGAACCTTTGTTCCACTCCTTGATGCCCTGCTTAAGGAACATAGGCAGATATTCAAAAGCCAGCTTTAGCTTCTGGAGTAGTTCTCTGGCTGTAGGAGCACGGTTGGCAAGAATAGCAACCACAAAGTTCTCATTGAATAGAACCTGATGGAGAATATAAGCGACACTGGTAGTAGACTTGCCGACCTGACGTGGTAGCTTACAGATAGAGAAACGATTTTCATGGAACGTATTCAGCATACGCTCCTGGAAGTCCCACATCTCAAACGGAATCAAACCACGGTCAACGTTGATGATTTTGATATACTTTTTAGAAAAATAAACAGGATCATCGGCACATTTTAGATACTCGTCCAGCTCATGCTGTGTGAAAGCATGACGATATTGCTCGTTAGGTAGATTGGGATTGTTCTGATAACTAAACGGTGTTCTGGCCATCTTCTCTTTGCTTCTTTATAGCTGACAGCAATTCCGCTGCCGATCCTACAAAGACTGCTTGCTCCACATTGATAGACTCTGTATTCTTCTTTCGAGGATCAGACTCTGGATTTGGTTCTCTCAATTCTTTCTTTTGTTTTTGTAGGGCGTATAGGTCTTTGGACGTTTCGCCAACAGTTTTGATGAGATTAGAAACAACCTCAAAACCTCTCGCACTTTCGTTGTTCCTAGCGATTGCTGTGATTTCATCAATGGCGTCGTTTCCCTTTACGATTAGATTACGGAGGGTTTTTCTCACCAATACATAATCTTCGTCTTCATCTGGCAGGTCAGAAGGAGGCAAATACTCCACGACTTCCTGCTGTTTTACTTCAACAGGTTCATGCTCGATGCCTAATGCATCTGATAGATTTTTCTCAACACCCATAGTTTATCCCTGTGGCTTTAAAATATCTGGCCAGGCCTTTCTTAAATCGTCTGTTGTTTTTGCTTTGTTGATAGCAGGAAGATCAGTAATGTCTCTTAGCTTTTGCTTTTTACCAGCAATCTCTGCCTGTAATGCAGTATTGCCGCTTTCAACGGCTCGCATAAACTCCACGTCTAGCTCTTGTAATAGAGGCTGACGGGCCGTGCGAAGACCTTCCTTAACCATCTCTTTTGCTTTAGACATATCAACTGTGATTACACTTTTGGCCATGGCTTGTCCTCGTCTGCTACGTTTCCTGGAATTGGTCGCTGTGGAGCATTAGCGATAAACCATTCAGAGAATCCTTTACCGTAACCATCTGGTGAATTGAAATCAGCGGTCCACGCATCTCTAAATGCTTGATCTTGAGGCAATTCCGAAGCGTTTATAATCTTATATGGAAGTCCTACAGGAACATCCTTCTTTGCGATTTCTTCGATAGGATACTGTGGCGCTGGCCACAGTATACAGATTCCACCGTCTTTTCTTGGATAAATGATAGCTTTTTCTTCCATGATAATCCCTATCTGATAATAGCAATATGCATTTGTTTAGCTGGATATGTGCCAGGTCCTGTCCATGTTGGAATCCACCAGAACCACCACCAGTATCCTCCACCACCCCATCCGTGATTTGATGATACTTCAACAAATGATGTATGCATGGTTCTTACACCTAGATAAGAACTGCTTCTCCAGTCATAGTTAAAGTAATCGCCAGATGATGCTGTACCAGTTACGCAATAGTTAGTGTCTGGCATTTCAAAATCGAAGTTAACTTGATATTTACCATCGCCTAGATCGTTGACGGATGAAATACCACCAGAACCTCTAATCTTGCTTCTCATAATAGAGCAAGTACCATCGAACTTAAATCCAGATGGAACATACCAGCCATAGACGTAATACCACCACCACCACCAAAAGAACCATACTTGCCAATAACCAAATCCAGGAGAATCGTAAAATGCTTCAAACCAGTTTGGTCCTGTTGCTGTAACTTTATAGGCACGACCAACACCGCTTTGTCTATTGCCGATAGCAAGATAGGCAGCAAATGTAGTAGTTGCGCCAGTTGAATGCTGGGTTCTAACACCGTTTCCTGTACCTACTAGAATCACTGTAGAATCTACAACAATATCATTATATTCAGGTGTATTGTTAGCTAGTCCTGTTAGTGTAACTCTGATAACTTTTGTTGTGCCGTTAGCTGTGAATGGAAGATTTGCTAGAGATGATACGGATGAGGTGCCGTCAAAGTTGACCCACGCACGAACACCATAAGCATTAGCAGTATAACCAAAGCCTGAATCGAACTGGAGCATACCGTTAGATGTTACTTTTACAGCATCAACAATCTGTAATGTTCCGTCATCGGCTTCTTTGAGATAACCTGAACCAAGAGGAGTGCCATTAGCTGAATAGAAATAACCACCGTATCCTGTGTTAGAGAAACCTACAACACCATTACCTGTTGTTGCCGTTCCATAAACACCATTACCAGCTTGCGCTAGTGTAAAGATAGCATCATGATTTCCTGTTGACTCTGCCTTAAGAGCATGATTGCCTGAGGAACGAGCATAAACTCCATACCAGTTTGATGATGTACCATATACACCGTTTGCTGGATTAGTTAGTGAACCACCATATAGTGTGTTAGCAGTATAAAGTCTGCCATTGAATACTGCGGAATCAACATTAGGTAGAGCCGCATTTGCTCTAGCGAATCCTGCGTTAGCAACTCTAAATGCACCATTTGCTACCAAATAACCTGCGTTTGCGGTAGTATAGGATGCATTTGTTACACGGAAAGCGCCATTTGCCGTATCATAAGATGAGTTTGCATGAACGGATACATAAGTGGCAAATAGCTGAATGTTGTTAGCATGATCGTAGATAGCGTTAGCTCTTGACCATGCTGTGTTTAGTCTTCCAAATGAAGCATTGGCTACAATATAACCAGAGTTTGCGTGGAAGAATCCAGCATTAGCGATGACGCCTGCTTGCGCTGCTAGAGAGTTTGCTGCGGCAAAAGCTGTGTTACCTTTGTCAAAAGCGCCATTGGCTGTATCGTATGCCGAGAAAGCATATGTTAGTGCGGAGTTAGCAAGCAAGAATGAGTTGTTAGTCTTATCAAAACTTGCATTAGCAATACCAAAAGCTGCCGCTGTATTTACCGCTGAACCTCTGGTATTAGCAAAAACATATACCAGATTCGATTGATCGAAAGCAGCATTGGCCTGTGAGAATGTAATATTAACTTTTGTCGTTAGTGTATTTGAAAGATCAAATGAAACATTGGCAAGATCAGCGGCATAGTTGGCTGTATTAGCCGCACTGTTGGCAAGACCGGCGGAAGTCTGTGCTAGTAACTGGAGAGAGTTGGCGACAAAGAATGCTTCGTTTGCAGTATCAAATGCAATTCCAGATTTTAAATCTACCTCACCGTGGAATACTTCGTTGGTAGCAATGGTGTTGGCAAGATTTGATGTAACATTATAAACACCATTATATAACTCTGAAAAGTTATTATTGGTTTTATTAAACGACACACGAAGTGTATCGCCTGTTCCGTCATTAGCTGCGGTACCAGTATTGATAATTTCTCTTGCCATTTGCTCTCTCTAATAATAGTTTGTATCTATTTAGTCTTACCAGGTGTCACCCGACCAACTTACTCTCTTCCAGATATCAGGAACACCGGTTAGATGATTCTCGGTGCAGTAGTAGAGATAAGTGTCGTTAGCAGCGAACATACCCTGACGATCACCAGAAACACCTTTGCTTGTTGATGGTATTGTAACTAGGAAGTTATTAGCTTTACCGAAAGCCGCATTAGCAACAGTATAAGCGTCATTTGCTTTACTGAATGCTGAACCTGTATATGAATTGCCAGCGGAAGCTAGTGATGCTGAATATCCATTGGCAGATGTTACCATTGTTATAGCATATGAGTTCACAGCATTGGACAATACACCAGCATAGTTATTACTAGATAGTCCTACCGATTCTGCATATACGTTAGCAGCATTAGCCATCGTTCCAGCATAGTTATTAGCACCGATACCAGTATCATATGCTAGAACATTAGCTGAGTTGGCCTTATCATAAGCTGCATTGGCAGTGTCGTATGATGCTGCGACATAAAGAACATCGTTGGAACTGTTTGCTCTATCGAATGCGGCAACCGCTAGTGAATAGGCTGTATTCGTATTATTGAAAGCAGCGTTGGCAACAGTGTAAGCAGATTCGACATTTATCGCAACGCCATATGCAAAAGTGTTCACTCCATTCGCAAAAGCGAAAGCAGCGGTTGTGTTAACAGCTACACCATTTGCGAAATTAAATCCAGCGGCTGCGTTTACTGCAACATCATATGCATAACTGTTAATTGTATTAGCAAAACTAAATGCGGCAGTTGTGTTAACAGCAACACCATTTGCAAAAGCATAAGCTGCGGATACATTAACTGATACACCATTGGCAAAGTCAAAGGCAGCAGCGGCGTTACTGATGGTTGCTGCATAGGAAACAATATACGCATTAGCAGCGTTCGCCACTTCGCCAGGATATGTGTTTGCCTTTTCAAAAGCAGCATTTGCCACTTCGTAAGCAACATTTAGTTTATTGAACGCTGATCTGGTGTAAGAGTTACTGGCAATGCCTTGTGTCATGGCATAACCATTGGACGAAACTGCAAGTGTATTTGCATAGGCATTTGCTGCATTTGCCATAACACCAGCGTAGTTGTTACTTGCTAGTCCGACATTAGCTGCAACTGAAACGGTATAGACATTAACATATGCATTAACCGAGTT